GCAGTACATCAGCAAAGCAGACAATTGAAAAATATCTGCAATTGGGTGATTGATTATGAAATTGCAGGTTTGTCGAAAGTGTAAACACGAATATCATCCATGTAGCATACGGAAATGTCCATATTCAAAAAAAGGCTTATACATATGTGTCTATTGTTGTAAAAAGTGTCCGTATGTTAGGCAGGTCCCTTTGGGGTGGGTATGTTTGTATGATAAACAAAAAGAAATTTAAATAGGAGTTGTGATAAATGAAACTCAGACAGGAAATCAATAACACCCGTGAAATGATTGACGGTGAACTTAATCGCATTATGGTCACAGATGATATAGAAGAGATAAGAGGGTTGACATATTATTTATTTTGCAACATAAATGACCTTATCCGCAAGAATCAACAAAGAATTGCCAAATCGTTGAGAGGTGAAGAAAATGATTGATTGTTCAAAAACAGAGAATTACTTCAACGAAAAGTTGAAGATGACGAAAAAACATAAACTAAATGGTGGTGCATATATATGTGAACTTAATTGTACTGACTGCCCTTTGAATAGCTCTAATAATGGTTCAAGCGATATGATGTCGTGCTCTGATTTTGAAACAATTTACCCTCAAAAAGCAATTGCAATTATGCAGAAATGGAGTGACGAACATCCGCAAAAGACATATCTTACGGAGTTCTTGAAGAATTATCCGAATGCATGGCTTAACGAAAAAGGTATACCTAAGAGAATGTGCCCATCAATGCTTGGTCTTAAAGATCTTGAAGACTGCGGTGAAAGAAATTGCGTTGAGTGTTGGAATCAGCCTATTGATTAAGGAGAGTGATTTGGTTGAATCAGAGAAAATCAATATCCAAAGCAACAAGGCTTAAAGTTTACGAGAAGTACAACAGAAGATGTGCATACTGCGGTTGTAAACTCGAATTAAAGGACATGCAAGTTGACCATATTCAGAGTGTTTACTGGTATAACGGTGCAAACGATATTGAAAATTATAATCCCGCTTGCAGAATGTGCAATTTTTACAAATCAACAAGGACAGTCGAAGATTTAAAAAAAGAATTGGGTAAGTTGCTTTCGAGGCTCGAAAAGGTCTTTATTTTTCGATTAGCTTTAAAGTACGGATTGATTAAAAAGACGGACAATCCAATTGAATTTTACTTTGAAAAGCAAAATAAAACTGGTAAAGAGAGTGAAAAATGATGAGAGAAATATTATTCAGAGGTAAGATGATAGCTAACGGTAACTGGTCAGAGGGTAATTTGCTTGTGACTAAAGAAGGTTGCTGTATAACACCCGATGCAACGGTGTTAGGTAGCTATGGTGCGGTAGATCCCGAAACAGTCGGACAGTACACAGGCTTGACCGACAAGAATGGCACGAAGATTTTTGAGGGGGATATTGTTGCTTTCAATTACACAGCCGACGAACTTACTAATTGTGAAATACTTTGGTTTAAGAATAAATGGGTAGTACGAGAGAGAGTTCATTACGCAATTAATGATATAGATTCGTTTTTCTGCGGACGCTCAACCGTTATCGGAAATATCTACGACAATCCCGAACTGCTAAAAGGGGAAAACAATGACTAACTTTGAAAAAATCAAACAGATGTCAATTGACGAAATGGCTCGTAGTCGAATGTTCTTTTTCGATTGTCCCTATGGAACACCGTGTGTGGGTTGTTCAAAAGGTAAAGAATTTAATAACAATTGTACTGACTGCACAAAACATTGGCTTGAAAGTGAGGTAGAAGAAAATGAAAGATATTAAAAACATTACCGTTAATTACGATAACGACGACACAAAAGTTGTTGAAAAGGGACTTGTTATTGATTTTGGTAAACTTGATAACGATGAGGGCGATGTTTGCTTTAATATGTGTAACATCAAAGGTAAGGATTTGCGTTTGATTGTAACCGCTGTTGTTGCGTTGGCGCAGGAACTTGGTATGCTTGACGAGGAGGAGCGTGATATAGATTGACAGCGAGAGAGATTAAGGACATCAACCGAGAGATTTCACGGTTAAGGGCGAAGATTGCACGGTTGCAGGCTGAGGCGAACAACACGGCGGTGACACTGGGTGAACGAATCGTTCCGTCAGGTCAGACTTCCGACAGGGTAGGCAATGCGGTTGTGCAAATCGCAGATATTCAGCGTGATATTCAGAACCTTGAAATTCGCCGAAATTCAGCTCTGAACAGCCTCTCCCGTGATGACTTTGTGGAGAATTGCCTTTTTATGCACCTCTGCTTAAAATACAGCTGGGCGAAGATTGCAGTCGATACAGGCGGAATCAATACCCCCGACAACATAAGAAAAATGTGCAACCGCCACCATTGGTAAATTTGTCCGTTTTTCCGTTTTAGGTGCGGTATAATGTAAACTGAAAAAAGCAACAAAACGACATAGGCATTTATGTCCCCATAAAAAATCGCACAGACCGCTCTCGTTTGAGGGCGGTTTTGCACTGTTTAAGCGAAAGGCGGTGTTGTATTATGGCTATGCTAACAGCTAAGCAACAAAGATTTTGCGATGAATATTTAGTTGACCTTAATGCAACACAAGCCGCAATAAGGGCAGGATATTCAAAAAAGAACGCAAATAATATAGCAAGTGAAAACTTGGCAAAACCCAACATAAGGGAGTATATAGACAAAAGATTATCTGAAAAAGAATCAAAACTAATTGCTCAGCAAGATGAGGTTCTGAAATACCTTACTGCAGTTATGAGACGTGAAAAGAAAGAAAGCGTTGTTGTAACAGTCAGTCAGGAAGAGTCAACATACAAACCTGATGAAAATGGTACAATGCGAAAACATACAATTAAAAGCGAAGTGCCGGAGATAGTAACGATACCAACAAGAATATCCGACGCAAACAAAGCGGCCGAGTTGTTAGGTAAAGTATATAGCCTTTTCAAGGATAAACTTAATGTTGACGCAAAGGTTGAGCAGTCCGAAAAGCTATCCGATGTGTTCAGACAGTTGGGTGGTGAGGGACTGAGTGAGTAACAAATTCCCGTTGTCACAAAAGTATATCGACTTTATCAACACAACAAATGTGTCGGCTGAATTTCTTGAAGGCACTACAGCCTCAGGAAAAACAACAGTCGGAGCAGGCGTTAAGTTTATGCGAATGGTGTCGCAGTCGCCGAAGAAGCTTCACGCAATTGCCGCCAAAACTACGGGCAAGGCTGAGGAAACTATAATTCAACAGGACAACGGTATTCTCGACTTGCACCGCAACGCTGTCTATTGTGGTAACGGCGACAAGGATTACAAGCTGCCGCATATCAAGTTTGAGGGCAAAATTATCTATATTCTCGGCTACAGCAGTCGAGATAAATGGGAAATGGTTCTCGGTGCGCAGTTTGGGTGCGTTTATATTGACGAAATCAACACCGCCGATATCGAGTTTATCCGAGAGATGTCAACCCGTAATGACTATATGCTTGCAACGCTGAATCCCGATGATCCGAGCCTGCCTGTGTATAAGGAGTTTGTCAACCGCTCCCGTCCTTTTAAAAAATATGAAAACGATGTTCCCCCCGAGATTACGGCGGAGCTTACCGAAGAACCTGTACCGAATTGGCGGTATTGGTTCTTTTCTTTTGCCGACAATTTAAGTCTTACACCCGAACAGATTGAAAAGAAAAAGAACTCTGCACCGAAAGGTACAAAGCTCTATAAAAATAAAATTTTAGGTTTGCGAGGCAGAGCAACAGGTCTTGTGTTCCCGAATTTTGAGAGGGCAAGACATATCAAATCAAAAGAGTGGGCAGGAAAGTTTTTGAACTGTAACCGCAAGTCAGAACACTTTGTTCAGTTTACCGCAGGTCTTGATACCGCCTATTCGCAGAAGTCGCCTGACACTATCGCAATGACATTTTACGGCATTACCAATCACGGCAAGTGTGTTCAGCTTGATGAAAGAGTTTATAACAACGCTGAAATGCAAACACCTATTGCCCCGAGTGACACGGTGAAGAATTTTATTGATTTTCTTGACCGCAACCGTGATGAATGGGGCTTTGCACGCACGGCTTTTATTGACAGCGCCGACCAAGCGACTATTACCGAATTTCAAAAGTATAAGCGACAGCACGGCTGTGTCTATGACTTTGCAAATGCATGGAAGAAAACGAAGATTATCGACCGAATCAATCTTGTACTCGGCTGGCTTGCCACCGACTGTTATTTTGTGCTTGAACATTGTAAAAACACGATTGCCGAGTTTGAAATTTACAGCTGGCGAGAGGATAAAGACAACACACCCGAGGACGGTCACGACCATTGCATTAACAGCGGTCAATATGCGTGGCTGCCGTTTAAAAATATTATTGGAAGTGAAATAAATGGGGCTGATTAACAGAATGGCTGAATCTATCAGATCGGGAATTAAAAACTTTTTGCAGATTACTCCTGCAAGCGACAAAACAATTACCGTTACCGAAACAAGCAATCATCTGACCGAGTGTTTTATCAATCGCATTTGGTATTGGGGCAACAGCAGACAGCTTGCGGAGCTGTACAAGCAGATTGACACAAACAAAACTATGTTTTGGGCGGCAAAAAGCACAAAGGGGCTTGAAATCCGTAAAATACACACGGGTTTGCCGGCACTCATCTGCGAAACGCTTGTGAATATCGTAATTGCCGACTACAACGGCACAGATGTTACAAGCAAAAATTCAACCGCTTATGCTGAGCGTTGGGAAGACATTGAAAAGCAGAACAAGCTATCCGACACGGTTAAGCAAATGCTCCGGGACCTATGTGTTGTCGGTGATGGTGCTTTTAAGGTCAGCTTTGACACGGCTGTATCAGATGTTCCGATTGTTGAATGGTATCCTGCCGAAAACATCGACTTTACATATGTGCGTGGCAGAATCCGAGAGGTTAAGTTTTACACCGATTACACGCAAAAACACCGCCGTTACCGTTTTGAAGAAACATACGGTTACGGCTATATTCACTATGCTTTGTATGATGACAACGGCAAAGAGATTGACCTGCACACGGTTGACGCTCTTTCGTGGATTGATTCAAAGGGCGTTACATTTGACGAATCATATATGTGGGCTGTACCTGTCCTTTACGGCAAATCGTGCCACAAGGGCAGAGGTGCGGGCATTATTGGCATAAAAACAGACGCTTTCGACAGCCTTGATGAAGTGTGGTCACAGTGGATGGATGCACTCAGAGCCTGCCGAACAAAGCAGTATGTGCCTGATTGCTTTGTTCCGAGAAATCCCGAAACCTGTCAGCCGATGTCGCCGAATCCGTTTGACAACCGATTTATCACCGTGGGCAACGATATGTCTGAAAACGGCAATGGCAACAGGATTTACACCGAAAGTCCGCAGATTCAGCACGAAAGCTATTTGAGTTCATACATTACTGCCCTCGACCTCTGCTTACAGGGCATTATATCGCCGTCAACTCTCGGCATTGATACGAAGAAGCTTGATAATGCAGATGCTCAGCGTGAAAAGGAAAAGACAACCCTTTACACAAGGCAGAACCTTGTGAAAATTACGCAGAACGCACTTCAAAGCCTTGTTGCAGTTGTACTCAATGCAGACGGTGAACTTAACGGCAATGGTATTGTTGAGGGCTTGGAAGTATCCGTAAACTTCGGCGAATATGCAAATCCGAGCTTTGAAAGTCAGGTTGAAACCGTGTCAAAAGCAAGACAGGGCGGTTTGATGTCAGTTGAAACCTCGGTTGACGAACTTTACGGCGACAGCAAGTCGGAGGATTGGAAAGCCGAAGAGGTGCAGAGAATTAAAGAGGAACTGGGTATTGCAGGCGAGGAAGAAACTTCTCCATTTGATGATGTTGACCTTACCGACACGGGCAATGAATCCGATAAACCCGAAGATATCGCAAATCAGGACGATAACAGCAAATGGGTAAGCAATGAGTGATTACAGCATTAAAGAGGCTTTTGAGAGAATTGAAAACGAGCTTATCGACAGTATGATGCGCAATTTCAGCCGCCACAGAGCAGAGGAAACCAAAGAGGGCTATAATTGGACTCAGTGGCAAGCCGAACAGCTAAAGAACCTTGAAGAATATCGCAGAAAAAATGCGAAGAAGTTCGGCAAGAGGTTTAAGAGCATTAACAGCAAGGTTGAAGAGATGATTCGCACGGCAAAGGCTGACGGCAGTTCAGATCAAGAGGCGGAAATACTCGAAACCGTAAAGAATGGATTTAAACCGCCCGAAAAGCCGTCAAAACACAGCACAGGCGAGTTTTTTAAGGTCAACGAAAGAAAGATTGACGCACTCGTAAAATCGACTACGGACGATTTAAAACGGGCAGAAACGGCAGTCCTGCGAATGAGCAATGACAAGTACCGCAAGGCGATATACAATGCGCAGGTAGCAATGAATACGGGTGCGGTTACATACGAACAAGCCGTTGACATCGCCTGCAAGGATATGCTCAACGCAGGTCTTAATTGTGTGGAGTACAAAAACGGTGCAAGACACACCCTGCCCGACTATGCGGATATGGCAGTTAAAACCGCAAACAAGCGTGCTTATCTGCGTGGTGAGGGCGAAACAAGAGCCGAATGGGGAATGTCGCTTGTTGTGGTCAATTCAAGACAGGGCGGTTGTCCTGATTGTGCAAAATATATCGGAAAGGTGTTTATTGACGATGTGTATTCAAACGGCAAGAAGTCTGACGGCAATTATCCTCTGCTGTCAACCGCAATCAAGAACGGTTTGTTTCATCCGAGATGTAAGGACAGCACAAGTACATATTATCCCAAACTTGATGATTTGGACGCACCGTTGTCTGAAGATGAAATCAAAGAGCTTGACCGTCAGCGAGGAATTAAGGAAAAACAGCAGTATGCACAGCGACAGGCAGAACTCTTTGACCGCCGTGCCGAATACAGCCTTGACGAGGACAATAAACAAATAGCCCAAACCCGAGCCGATGAGTGGCACGATAGGGCTGATATGCTTGAAGAAAAGGCGAAAAAAGCAGGGAGTGTTAATAAAATCACCGCTGAATCTGTTGCAAAATCGGGTAAAAGTGGTATAATAAAAGAGAAAAGTAAAAAGCCTATTACTCCGATAACCGATAAAGCTATCAGTCGTATTCCTAAAGTTGATATTGAAGGTTATACAGAAGAGCAGTGTTTGGAAATTCAAAAACAACACAAGGAGCTTTTGAAATTTTCAAAAGAACAAAATGACAATAAAGAAGTTGCCTTCGTGTTAAAAAATGATGTGTCCAAAATGATTACAGAGCCTATTAAAGGAACTGATGAAAAAATAGATTTTGGATCAGCACTTCAAGGCAAAGATTTATTTGTTATGCACAATCACCCGAGAAACAGCAGTTATTCTTTAAATGATATTATCGAATTTATTAAGAATGATAGTATAAAAACATTTACTATTGTGAAAAACGATGGCAACATTGAAGTATTAACAAAGTTGAAAGGATACGACAGGCTATCACTTTTAACAGAGTTACAACGAATGGAAAAAAAGAGGATAAAAACAGGTTCTGACAGTGAATACAGAAAGGTTATTGATAAATTTTTAAGTAAACATCAAGAAGGAGGTTTATTTGAATGGAAGAAATAAACAAATCTGTTTTAGATGGTTCTAACGAAGAAGCTTCAAAACGTCTTGACGAAATAATTAAAGAACTTGAAAAACAAAGAAACAAAAACTAACCGCTCCGTAAAAAGGGCGGTTTTGTTGTTTAACTTGCCTGTAACTTACCAAGACAAAACTTAACACATCGAATCAGCACTTTGAGAGATCAGAGTGCTTTTTTATTATTAATCAAAGAAAGGTTTGATACTATGAGAAAAAGAATTTTAGCAATTGTACTTATGGTAGTTATGATTGCAACAACCGTACTGGTTACTGTGGGCTGTACCGAGGCAACGCAGGTATCGTACAATGTTTCGCAGGAAGCAGACAATTTCAATGTGATACGCAGGCTTACGGTTATTAACACAAGAACCGATAAGCCGTCATTTGAACTTGTTGCCGCTTTTTCATTACAGGTCGATAATGATGATAACCAAATTGAGGTTGTCTGCGAAACGGGCAAGGGTGAATACAAAAAGCATATCATAGGTCTTAATGATGAAACTATGTATGTTGTAGAGGACATAAGCGGTGCAGAAGTGGACAAATACCGTTATGAAATTAACTTCCTGCCTAAACAGATTTTGCCGATTACATTTAAGAGTAAAGATTAACAGTTAAACCCGTCGATTTCGACCGGTTTAGAAAGGTGGTGACAGAATGGAAATCAGAGTAACAACAGCATTTAACGACAGGCAGAACGGATATGTAACCCGTCCTGTAAATGAAGTCTTTGAATGTTCTGACGAACGAGCCAAACAGCTCATTGACGGCGGCTTTGCAGTTGAGGTTAAACCAAACGCTACGGAAAATAAACCAAACGCTCCTAAAAAGCCGAGAACAAAGAAAACAGAATCAGCAGATTAAGCACTTTACGAATATGTAAGGTGCTTTTTTATTGTCCGAAGACATTAAACTACGGGAGACACCGTGCAAAACTGAAACAGAGAGACACTCTATAAACTGATTACGGGAGACACCCGAAAAACTGAAAGGATATGAAAAAATGGCAGAACCAAATCCAACACCAACCCCCAATGAACCGACACCTGCACCGCAGGGAAACGCTCCTGTCTTTGATTACGACAAGCTCGCAAGCCTTATTACAGGCAAACAAAGCGTGACAGAGGACACCGTGTTGAAGTCTTATTTTAAGGAGCAGGGATTGTCAGCCGATGAGATGAAAGAGGCTATCGGTGCTTTTAAAAAGCAGAAAGCCGAGAACACTCCCGACTTAGCAAAAATGCAGTCGGAAGTTGAATCTGCAAACAACGCAAAGCTTATGGCAGAAGTCAATCAGTCGGCAACCCTCGAAGCCGTAAAACAGGGCGTTGACATTGCAACCGTTCCGTATGTGCTTAAAATTGCAGACTTTTCAAAGGCTGTGACAGATGGCAAGGTCAATGCGGAAAAGCTGACAGAGGCTGTTAAAAAGGTGCTTGACGATATCCCCGCACTCAAGGGCAAACCTGCCGAGAACGGCACAGGAGTTAAGAAAATCGGCGGTGACGGCAACGGCAACAAAAATTTAACAGAAGATGCCTTAAGAGGAATTTTCGGCATCAAATCGAAAAAGTAAGAAAAGAGGTAAATAATTATGGCAGTATTAGAATACGCAACTATTTTCAGTAATGTTTTAAGAGAATTGTACGGTCAAGCCCTTACTTGTGATGACCTTTACCACTCAAACTCTGACATTCAGATTATCAACGGTAAGGATATTAAAATCCCGAAACTCTCGGTCAGCGGTTATAAAGACCATACACGAGGTGCAGGCGGTTTTAATTCGGGTACATATTCAAACGGTTACGAAACCAAAACCCTTGACCACGACAGAGATATTGAGTTTGCTATCGACCCTATTGATGTTGACGAAACAAATATGGTAGTAACTATCGCAAATATTCAGACACGCTTTGAAAAAACACAGGCTATACCTGAACTCGACTGTTATACTTACAGCAAGCTTTATACAGAAGCTAAGCGAGTTGGTGCAACAGTAAAAACTACTGCATTAACTGCGGCGAATGTGCTTGCAGATTTTGACGATAACCTTGAGGCTTTTGCCGAAGCAGGTGTACCGCTCGACAGGGTTATTCTTTATGCGACACCACAGTACAAAAAGCTTTTGAAGAATGCAGAGGGTATTCAGAGAACACTTGAAATCAGTTCCGCAAAGGGCATTGACCGCCGTGTCCGTTCCGTTGATGATATTGATAAGATTGTAGAAGTGCCAAGCTCAAGAATGAAGTCTTTGTTTGATTTTACAAACGGTTGTGTTGCTGACAGCTCAGCTAAGCAGATTGACTATATTCTTATTGACCCGGAAGCACAGGTGTCAAGAGTTAAGTATTCATATATCAATGTCTATACTCCGGGTTCTGACAGCCGAACAGCTGATAATTATATATATCAGAACAGAAAAGTTAATGGTACTTTTGCCATTGACGAACTTATGAAGCAGGGCGTAATCATTCATGCCGAGGCTTAAAGCGAGGTGAGAAAAAATGAAAGCAATCAAAGACAATAAGTCATATACAGTCAACACGGACGAGGAAGCTAAGATTTATGTATCCCGTGGTTATGATATTCAGGATGACAACGGCAAAATCAAAGAATATGGATTAGGCAAGAAAATTTCTGTTGATGATTACAATACTTTGAAGAAAGAAAATTCAAAGCTCAAAGCCGAAAACAAAAAACTTAAAGAGAGTAGCAAGTCAGACACAAAGGAGTAAATCTATGTATGCCGATTACATTGAACATCAGGGCGGAGATGAAAACAGTATTATCTCTGCCGAACACATTGATGTTCTGACTTTTAACCGCATTAATTTTGAAAAACTTTCGGAAATGCAGAAGAAAATCATCAGCAGAGTGCACAGCAGACTTACTGCTTTTGAAGAAGAAAATGCCGATATGATTTCTTCCTATCTGAAAAGCTATTCAATCAACGGCACATCAATGGAATTTGGAGCAAGCTGGAACTTAATGTGTATCAGCGGTGTGGCAATTCCTGCCGACCTCTATGCGTTGCTAAAATCAACGGGACTTTGTTATCCTGCAATATGAGGTGATATACTTTGAAATTTCCGCCACTTGTAAAAAAGCAGTTCTGCAAAACTCCTGTTGAGGTGACGATATACGGCGAGGGTGTTACCGAGGACGGAGCACCCCTGACTGTGTTTGAATGCAAAAACCTGTATCCCTCCGACAGTCTGTATCCGTCAGCTGTCCTACACGGTGGTAATTCCTTGTGCAATATGCAGTCAAAAGCAAAGACCGTCTATACCAAAGAACAGAAAATTGTTCAGGTGTCGGCTGTTCTGCTCTTTGACGGCGATATTGCTCCCGACTGCCCAAATTTAAGCGGTGGCTTTGCAGTCCTTGACGGCATAAAGAGAAATATTGTACAGGGCATTAAACACCGCAACCCCGATGGCACGGTTAATTTTACGGAATTGGATGTGATTTAATGGGATTTTCAGTATCATCAAAAATCAAACTCAATATGCCTGTTGTAAAACAGCTTGATAAGGCAAAGCAACAGGCTCTTGAACAGACAGGTGATGCACTCCTTACTCAGGTTAAGAACACGCAGGTTATGCCGTTTGACACAGGCAATCTTCAAAACGAAAATACCTTTGTTGATTATGCTCAGAGCCGGAACGGCGTTGTAAAAATCGTGTCAAGTACTCCGTATGCAAGGCGGCTGTACTTTCATCCCGAGTATAATTTCAGCCGTGAGGAAAACATTGCCGCCGGAGGTAAGTGGCTTACACCGTGGCTTGAGGGCGGTACAAGACAGAATTTTTGCAGTAAAGCATTTGTAAGGCTTTTCAGAAAGGAAGCAGGACTGTGATTTATTTATCAGACATCAGAGATTGGTTGAAAAGTATTTCAAATGCCGAGCATTACTACATCGGCAAGCTTGACAATAAGCAGGACAGGTCAATCGGTGTGTATTCATTAAAGCAGTCAGGAACACCCACAAGGGCAATCGGCGGTGAAAGTACCTACGATACAATAAGCGTGTCTTTGCTTATCCATTACACCGACAACGCAAGAGAAACCGAGGAGTTTGCACGCAGACTTTACGAAACGCTTTACGGCATTAAAAATGTTGAAATTAAGGAACACAAAATCTATATAATCGAACTGCTCACGGAAGAACCCGTTGATGTGGGAACAGACGACAAGGGTGTGTATGAGCAGGTCATTGAAGTTAAATTTTATTACGAAAGGAAGTAATTTTATGGCAAAGGTTGAATCGGGAGTATTCCCGTGCTATGAAAATCAGTTTGCGGTTGGCAAGACAGGAACAGAATCCGCCACGACAAATATTGCTAACTGCGAAGAATTTTCCGTTGCATTTGACAACGGTGTCGAGGAATGGACAGCCTTTGAAAACGAGGGCTGGAAGTCAAGGCTTATGACTGCTAAGTCAATCACAATTTCGGTAAAGGGCAAGCGTACAATCGGTGACGCAGGCAATGACCAGATTGCCGCCCTTGCATTTGAAAACGGCAGAAAGGCAGAAGTTCCGTTTATGTGGACCTTCCCCAACGGTGCAACCGTCCTCTTTAAAAATGCAGTTGTATCCGTCACATCTAACGGTGCAGGCGCAAGTACGGGTGTTGCTCCGCTTGAATTTGAAGTTATGTCAAACGGCAAGCCGGTATATACAGCAGCCGCTTAAAAAACGAAAGGAATGAACAATTATGTCAAAGTTAATTGATATTACAGACAAACTTAATTTTGAGGAAAAGCCGAGTGTCAAAGTTAAAAATGTTGACCTTGCAATCAACAATGATGCAGTTTCAATGCTCAAAGTTGCGGCACTTTTTGAGGACGGCAACGGTAAAAGTAAAGATGTTATCGAAATGTATCATCTTCTTTTTGATGAATCCGAGAGAGAAAAGATTGAAAAGTTAAAGCTGAATATGCACGATTTCAACGCCCTTATCAGCGAATCTGCCAAAATTGCAACAGGCGATTTGACTGACGAGGGGGAAGCTCAGACCCCGGCTACGACCTAATTGATGACTTTGATTTAATCGTGTCGAGCTTTCGCTCGGAGTACGGGGTCAGCATTTATTCAAAGGATTTTGCAAAAATGAGTTGGAATGAGTTCTGCTCACTTCTGCAAGGCTTAGGACCCGAAACACCACTTGCAAGAACGGTTCAAATTCGCCTTGAAACCGACAAAGAGGTCTTGAAAAACTTTACTTCGTCACAGCATAAAATCCGCAACAAATGGCGGTCAAGGAATGTAAAGCACTATTCAGACGAAGATATGAACACCGTTCTTGCAGAATTTCAAAACTTTTTTGCAAGCTTGTAAACAAAAAGCCACTCCAAATGGGGTGGCTGTTCTTTTGCAAAAATTTTATTAGCGTACATCATAACGGTGTGCGCTGTTTTTATGCCTGTTTTTAAAGAATCTAAAATGAAAGGAAGTGGTGAATATGGCGACAAAGGCGGGTGAAATTGAGCTTGATGTCAGGCTTACGGGTGATGATATTTCCAAAACATTGCATAAGATTTCCGATTCAATTACAAAAAAGTTTGATTCGGCGTTTTCAAGTCTTTCAAAAGATTTTGAAAATGTAAGCACGGATATGAAACAGTCCTTTTCAAAGGTTGCGGAGGGCGTTTCTCAGAAAACCGAGAAAGAGTTTTCAAACATCAAAGGCAGCGGTGAGCAGTTAAGCAATTCGGTTTCATCTTCGTTTAAGAAAATAGGAATGGCTGTGGTTGCCGCTTTTTCTGTTGCTAAAATCAAGGAGTTCGGTCAGCAGTGCATTGAATCGGCTGCGGAAGTCAATGCGGCAAATTCGCAGTTTGAGCAGACATTCGGTACAATGCAGTCGCAGGCAGAATCAGCCATTCAGAGCGTTGCCGATCAAAGCGGTATTCTTGAAACCCGATTACAGGGTGTCGGCACAAGCATTTATGCCTTTGCAAAAACTACGGGTATGGACAGTTCAAGTGCTTTGGGTATGATGCAGGAGGCTTTGCAGGTAACAGCCGACAGTGCCGCATATTATGACCGTTCGCTTGAAGACACCGCAGAAAGCCTGAAATCGTTTCTCAAAGGCAACTTTGAAAATGATGCCGCACTCGGTTTGTCCTGTACTGAAACCACACGAAATGCGGCGGCTAATAAGTTGTATGGCAAGTCATTTATGGATTTGTCGGAATCGCAGAAACAGCTCACGCTTTTGCAAATGGTTAAGGACGCTAATCAGCTTTCGGGTGCTATGGGACAGGCAAGCCGTGAAGCAGACGGTTGGGAGAATGTAACAGGCAACCTCAGAGAAAGTTGGAAACAGCTCCTTGCCGTAGTCGGTCAGCCTATTCTTCAGGTGGCAACTCAGGTTGTAAAGCGGTTGAGTTCCGCACTTGCAACTTTAACGGAATATGCCAAAGGTGCGGTTGAATCGCTTTCAAAGGTCTTCGGCTGGGATACAGGCAACAACACCGCAAGCAATATCAAATCTGCGTCCGATTCTGCCAAAAGCCTTACGGATACGGCAGATGACAGTTCAAAGTCACTTGATAATGTTCAGAAAAGTTCCGAAAAAGCAAAGAGAAGTGTTGCGGGCTTTGATAAGCTGAATGTGCTTTCAAGCTCTGACAGCTCATCTTCAAAGTCAGACACCTCCTCATCAAAAAGCTCTTCAGGCGGTTCATCAGGCGGAGCTGTTGCAAAGAATGTTGTCAAGGACACAAGCAAAAACCTTTCGGGAGCATTCAAAAATCTATACGAAAAAAGCGGATTCAAAGGCTTTGTCGAGAATGTACAGAAAGGTATTAACAAGGTTGATTGGTCAGCTATAGGCAAGAACTGCAAGACCGTTTTTGATAATGCTGTTCCCATAGTTCAAAAGGCATTCGGCACAATGCAAAAGGTCGGTTCCGCAAAACTCGGGGCAATTGGCTCCGCATTCGGAGCGGTTGCGACAATCGGCGGAAAGTCGTTTCAGACCATTTCAGGCGGTGTTGCTAAGTGGATTTCAAAAGACAGGGAAAAGATTATCGGCTTTATAGACACCATAGGCAACAATCTTACAAACGGCTATAACAACCTTTCAATCTTTTTTGATAATTTCGGTACACTTGCAGGCAATGCAATTGACAATGTTCGCCCTCAAATGGAAGAATCAATTTCCAATCTTTTAAGCGATCTTACAACCTTTGCGGGCTCAGTCGGCGAAGTTGTTTCGGGTGCGTTTTCAACTGCAACCGAAAGCCTTGTTGAATGGACTGAAAATGACGGTGCAACAATCACTGAATTTCTCGAAAATTTACAATTGCAGTTTGCAGATGTGTTTAACTTTATCGGTCAAATTTTCGGAGATATCGGAACAATTATCAGTAATTGGTGGAACGGCAACGGACAGCAGATTTTTCAGAATATCTGCAATATGTTTACCAACATTGGCACAACCCTGATGAATGTTTACAATCAATGGATTAAGCCTGCGTGGGATTTTATCGTAGCAATAGTAAAGTCAGCTTGGGAAAACTGGCTGAAGCCTGTTTTTGAGGGTGCAATAAACTTCTTCGGCAAGGTTGCAGACTGTGTTTCAACCGTGTGGAATAACTTCCTGTCACCGTTTGTAAACTGGCTTGTCAGTTTTTGGGGACCTATATTTCAGAATGTTTTCAATGCCGTAAAAAGGGTGTTTGATAATGTGTTTACATTTATCGGTGGGTTGGTTACCTCTATACAGAAAACATTCGGCGGTCTAATTGACTTCATTACAGGTGTTTTCTCAGGCGATTGGAAAAAAGCATGGCAGGGTATCTACGACTTCTTCAAAGGTATTTGGGACGGCATTTGTGCCGTGTTTAAGTTTATTATAAACGCTATCATTGACGGCATAAATGCGTTGTGGACAGGTATTTATAATTTCGTTTCGGGTGTTGTTAATTCAATCGGCGGAATAGCCGGTATTATCGGAGCGGCTTTTGGACAGGATTGGAGTTTTTCAATGCCTGAAAATCCGCCTCTCATTCCGAGATTTGAAGAACCCACGGAATCACCGGCACGAAAATTTGCAAAAGGCGGTATTGTTAAAGCTCCGACACTTGCGGTTGTCGGCGATAACGCAGGTGCTAACAGCGGTAACCCTGAGGTTATTTCTCCTCTTAACAAGTTACAGGGTATGCTCGACAATTCGGGCGGTCAGGATACAGTGATTCTCACACAAATTCTTGACCTGCTTAAACGCATTTATGAAATGTTCATTATCTTTCGCAATAACGGTGGCAACACTTATTCGTTTACTGCCGAGCTTGAGGGTTCAACGCTTTTTGAAGAAATGATAAGACAGGATGAGCTTTACAGACGCAGACACAACGGTAAATCCGCATTTGCATAAAGGGGGAAATGATATGTCAAATTATAACGGCTATTTGCTTAAATTCGGAAACAACATAATGCCGAATAAGTACATTACCGCATTTTCGTCAACTCCGAATCAGCGACTTGAAACTTCTGCGGAACGAGATCAGAACGGTACGCTTCAAAGGGCAACGCTGCCAAATTACAAAACAAAAATTTCGTTTTCAACTCACATTCTTCATCTTGACGAAAAGATTGATTTTCAGTCGATTATCAACCTCTCAATGGCGAATAAGTTACAGAGGAAGTGCAGGGTAACTTATTGGAACGATGAAACGAACAGCTATTACACCTCTTATTTTTATATTCCCGATATTGAATATACCGTAATGGATGCCGAAAAGAATGATATAACCTATCAGCCGATTACTGTTGAGCTGATTGAGTATTAAGGGGTGATTCTTAAAAATGCTTGTATCTAAAGAAATTGCTGATAAGCTGAAAACAAACACACTTTACAACACCGTTGCCCTGCATTCTCCTGACGGCAGTTTTGAGGATATAACAGGTGAAAGTATCGTGCTTGACAGTTTTTCGCTTGAAAATGAAATCGTTGAAAAAGAATTGAAATTCGGCGGTTGCATAGCCTCTGAAATGAGCGTGAAACTCATTGATTATGATTGCTCGGCTTTGATAGGAAAGACGGTACAGGTCATCATAACGGCAACATATCTTGAATCAGAGTTGTATCCGTCAGATGATTTGTACCCGTCAAATACTCTTATTTGTCCTGCCGAAACAGGAACGGTTGAATGTCCTGTTTTCTACGGTAAAATTCAGTCGGCTCAAAGAGATAAAAAACAGCGTAACATCGTCAAAATCACAGCCTATGACGCTTTTTATGATATGTCAAAGGTGGATATGTCTTTGTGGTTTGCAGGCAAAGAGAACGAGGACGGCAGTTTTGCTTATGGTTATGCGCACTATCAAAAAGACGATAATTTTAAGAACTTTTATTCAATAATCGCAGAATTTGCCAAAGATTATGCAATTACAGGGGTTTCACCGCCGAGCTTATCTGTCTTTAGTGTACCGCTGAAATTTGATGATACCTGCGTGGAAAAGGTTATAAAGGACATTACCTTGTCAGATTTAATCCAAGCTTATGCAGAATTAACTTTGAGCTTTGCCGTTATAGATGCCGACGGAAAAATGCGTTTTAAAAGGCTGTATTCTCAATCTTCCGTTGAAACAATCGATTCGTACAAAGATTTATCCTTTGAAGATTACGAACTTGAGCCTATCCGTATGTACAGTGCTAAGTTTGCTGATAAAAAAGCGTTTTTGTATGGCAACAGTAACGATTTTTCGTGGTATGTTTCCGATAACATTTTGATGAGGTGCAGAACAACAGCAAGTGATATCGGCACAAAATATAATTCTGTTAATTTTTTTGGTGATGTATATAAATACCGCCCGACAAAAATTAAGCTGTTTTCGTATTGGTGGCTTGAGGCAGGCGATAAGTACACAATTAAAACTCCGTTTGAAGATTTGCCGACAATCGAAACATTTGTGTTCAATAAGAAAATGGACGGATTTATAACTGCCCTCACATCAAAGGGCGAAAAACGATTAGGAAAGGAAGTAAAAGAAAATGAACAAATACAATAAAATTGTCTTTGTGAACGGCTCTGCTCCGCCCCTCAATGCCGACAACCTCAACCATATGGACGAGGGGATTGAACAGGCAACAGACGGGGCAATTGCACTTGAAACCGAAATAGCCACGGCAAGAGGCGGTCAAAATTCACTCGGAGCAAGGCTTGATAAAACAGACAAGAGTATTGCCCGAAAGCTCGATTCAATGCCGTTTGACAGCGAGCCAAAAAATAACAGCCCGTGTTATCTCACAAGTGGTACGGTTTACAATGCTCTGCTTGTTAAAGCCGATAAAACCGCCTTGGCGACTAAATACGATTCGTCAAATATCGAACTCGGCACAGCTACTCTTACTCCGTACTCTACTCAGATTGATAAAATAAAATCTGCAACTTGCCTTTATGAAAAAATTGGCGATATCGTTATTGTAAATGTCACCGTCATTATGAACGCAACATCTTTAGGCGGAACATCTACAATAGCTTTGCTCAATATGCCTTTCTCAAA